CGCACCTAATTTTATAGCTGCTATCGCTTTTATTGAAACGACCATAGCAGCAAATAGAGGTACTATAGCTATTAGTGTTGGTAAAAGTAATCCTAAAGCAATACTTATAGCTTTTACTGGGCCAGGTAATGCAGTAAACTTTTCTACTCCAGATGTAATTATTTCAACAAGTTTTTCTAATGCTGGTAATACAGCACTTGTTAATTGTACTTTTAAAACATTAAATTTCTCACCCATTTGTGCAACATCATCATTAAAAGTAGCCATTCTTTCAGCACCTAATTGAGTAAAACCAGTACTTAATCCTTGTATAGCTTCACTACCTTGATTCATTATTGGTATTAACTTTGACCCAATACCAGTACCAAATATTTCACCTGCCATTCCAGCAACTTTTGTTTTATCTTCATAGTTTTTCAATGCGTCACCAATTTCAAAAAATGCTTGATCTAGACTTTTTAAAGATCCATCGGAATTTGTAACACTAATCCCCAAAATATCTAATGATTTTTTTGCAGTTCCAATACCCCGACTAGCATCTAACATATTTTTAGCAAGTGTTGGTAAAGCTCTACTTAATGTTTTAAATTCTGTACCTCCTAAATCTGCAGCCTGTCTTAACTTATCTAAAACAGGTACAGCAAGACCTGTTTTTTGGCTCATCTTTTCTAGTTGATCACCTAACTGCAAAGTATCATTTACTAACTTACCTAAACCTGCAACACCTATAGCAGGTGCTAACGCCTTTAATGCACCAAATGCATTACCCGCAGCAGATTTAAGTTTGTTCATTGCTGCTGATGTACTATTAGTACTTTTTTGTAATTTTCCTAAACCTTTTGTAAGTCCACCTATTTCATTCTGCCCTGTTACCTGAGCCTTAATTGTATAAGAGGTGCTTAAATCCATTATTTATTTTCTTTATTAATAATTTCTACTATTTTAGCCTCTAATACCTGTAAGTCAGCAAGTATTTCTAAAGGTTTTTTTATTTCGTCTTTTTTTAATTCAAATATCCATTTTATAATATTGTAATCAAGTGCATAAATTACACCCTGATCAATTCTCCATTGAGTCTGTATATCTAGGAATATTGTTATAGCTAACCAATTTTGTTCCAAAACTTCAAATTTTTTTATTTCTTTTTTTTGTTTTATTGGTTCACCTAATAGGACTGCATCGTCTTTATCTGTTTCATCAATAATGCGATCACCGCACCAAAACAATGCAGCCCCTTCTAGTTTTTTGTTTTTTGTTTTGTAACTTCATTAAAATATTTTTCAACAAGTATATTAGCAAGACCAGCAATATCTAATAATTGTTTTTTTGTTGCTTTTGTAAAAGGCACAGGGTTTTCACCATCTGTTATACCGTCCCAACCTACTAAGATTTCATCTGCAATCATATAATCAGATATTTTCACTCCATCAAAAATACCTTCATCTAATTCTTTCTGTTTTTTTTGTGCCTGTATACCAATTTCATTAATTCTTGATTGTGGAATAATTTTAAATACAGCGTCAAATGTTTCTTCTTTTTGAGTACCACCATCTGAAGGAGTATAGAAAACAATAGGATGCGTAAAAGTTGCTTCCTTTTTTAAAATAAACATAAATTTATATAATATATTCTAGGGTAAACCCTTTTCTATAACTTA